CAAAAGCGTCTGTTATTGTTTTAAATGTTTTATTGTTCATTTTATTTCGTTGTTATACTCATTGAAAACTATTCTAACTTTACGTAACATGTCGTTCAAACAACTAGCGCATGAAGTTGGTCGTTCGTTTGTTTTAAAGACTCTATTGTAAACCTTTAAGAACTCTATTTGTTGACTTGGTTTAATCTTAACAGATATTTGAGGTAATAGTTCCTCTAATAGCTTGTATTCAGGTTCTGTTAAACATTCTGGAGTCTTGTAAGGAAATAGTTTGTTTAATACTTCTTTACGTTTATCACATCCACAATCTTTTCCTGCAATAAATTTAACAGCTTTGTCAATTCCTGTTGCTTCAGTAAACTTAGCTACTGTATCTCCAAATCCTTTTGATCTTTTTGCCATATCTTTAATTTTCTTTTACATTTTTTAATAGTGTGAAAAATAGAGGTCAAACTTATTTTAGTTTCCTTTTCTAATTCTCGCATTGACTTACCGCTTCGTAAATATAATAAAAATAGTTGTTGGTCGAACCACTCCCATGTTTTTATTTCATCTTCAACGCTTTGGTAATATAACTCTATTTCGTATGTTTTGTTGTTTTCGTCCTCTGATAGGTCAACCAGAAGGTCAATATCGACCATTGAAACATTACGCTTGCATGAATCATAAAAAGAGTTGCGCAGCATTATCCAAATGAATGACTTGGTTACTACTTGACCTTTGCCATACTTGTGAAAACGAATGTACATATCTTGCACTATGTCTTCAGCATCAGTTTTAGCACCAAATCGTTTAACAATTCGTACCCATTCATCATGATACTTCGCAATCTCTTTTAAATTCATGCTACTCTTTTATGAACGTTCCGTTTTCGGTTTTTCCTTTTCGGTATTCAATAACTTTGAATGCACGTTTTGCACAATCTTCTAATGAGTAACCCATTTGATTTGCTAATATAACAAGTGTTATGTAAGTGTCTCCAAGCGCATCAATCGTCTCTGAAATGTCTCGCTTTAGTATTGCAGAGGATAGCTCCCCAACCTCTTCCATGACCTTTGCAAGCTGTTGAAACTTATTGTCTGGGTTGTCTAACTTACGAGCCTTTGCCCAGTTGATTATTTCTCTTTCCATATTACCAATTTTTACCTGTAAACCAATTATTTTTCCATTCACCAACTAAAGAAACTAAAAACACAACAGTTCCTATAATAGGTATAAACCATATAAAAGGTTCTATTGAACCATGATACTTTTTGTAGTCTATTTTATTCAACCATCTGTTAAAAAATACGTTAGCTACATAAACTAAGATTATTATTATTGCTTCCATTCTTTTAAATATAAATCAATTAAAAATTTTGTTTTCTCAAGGTCTTGCACAAAGTTACCTTTTTTTCTACATCTTACCAGACGTTTAACCAAATCAAATTCCCATGAGTTTAGATCATGGTCTTCTGCAAACTTGTACAAGCTACCTTTCTCATTGTTGTAATAACCTGGTGCGTTATCGGTCACTACTTCAAAGTAGTTTTCGATAGTGTCAAACTGATGATCTTGCCCTTTGTCGTTTATCACCCAAATATAGCTCTTTGTTTGCCCTACAACTTCGTAAACTTTACCGTATGTAAAATTAGCAAAGTGTTTTTCTATACATCTTAATTTCATAAATTATACATTTTTGATATTTCTTCATTAATACCGTAATCAATTAGGTATCTTTTACCGTTTAATTCTCCCCAGTTTGCTTTGTTATAAAGGTCGCACATATCAATATCAAGCTCTTTAATAGCTGCTTTTACAATTGCTATGTCGTAGTGGTCAACTGCCTTAATAGGGTCGTATCGTTTCATTCTGATTATTCCACGTTTGTAACTGTAAAGCTCACCTAATATACCAAGGTCTTTGTGCTTATTCCAAAGGTCGCGTTCCTGTAAACACTGCAAGTAACCACGCACTGAAATAGGTACTTTAACAACGTGGTCCTTGAAGATGAATACTACCCTTGTACTAACTTTTATTTTCATTTTAAAAAGTGTTTTATTATTTCAAATTTACTTTTTTCTATTGTTATGAACTTCCCATCTACCCTAGCAAAGATACTATTTGTTTTTAAACTTCGCTTTATATTACACACCCTGCATACTTTTGTTTTGCCTTTTTCGGCTTTGACTTGGTATTTGGAATCGTCTTTTAAAAACAAAAACAAGGGTAAATTTCGCTTGCAGATAAAACACTTTTTCATTTAACTTCCGCAGTATAAGCAATCCTCTAAATCATCATTATCTGCACTTGGATTGGTTTCTATTTCTGGATTCAGTTGTTTTTTCAACTCATAAATTTCCATCATTAACTCCCCATCTGCAAATAAATCCCCTGTTAACTTTGCTTTCAATTGCTCTATTTCTTCTTTAATTGTTGTCATCGTACTTATTATAAAATGCTTTTCTTATCATTCTGCCTAGGTTAATTACTCCTTTTCTGTTCTCTCTAAACTTCCATCGGTCGATATCAAACTGCATTGCTATCATCCATCGTTGCCTGTTCTTGTTATTTCTTGAAATCATAATTTTTCTATTTCTTCTTTAACTTCTTGCCAATAATAAATCATTGATTCAACACACGTTTTTAGGCATTCATCAACTGCAATTAAGGCGCATTGTTTACTATGTTCATAATGCATTATACATAATGGTTTAATAGGGTCTAATTTAAATTTATCAAATAACTCGTGTGCTTTCTCTTTCGGTGTCATAATTTTTCTAGGTCTTGTTTAACTTCTCGCCAATAATTAATTTGAGTTGAAAAACCATCTACTTCTAAATAATTTATAACCTCATCAACTGCAATTAATGTGCACTGTATTGCATTTTTAGTATAGCCTTTTAATTTAATATCACAACCAAATTCAGTTGGTATTATTTCAGGTGGCATTTTTAACATAATTTTCTCAACCAACTCTTTTGCTTTTTCTTTCGGTGTCATTGTATCTGTACTTTAATGTTTTCTTTAAATTCGTCAATCTGTTTGATAATATCCGAGTAAGTCTGAGCCATTGTCTCGTTGTTATTCTCTACAAATGTAGTGGCAAATCTTTCAACCCCATTAATGAACTGGTTAATTGTACGTTTAATTTCGTGCTTGTGAAACATATTGTCGCTTACATCATCCAGTGAATGTAGTGCAGATTGGCATAACATCATTGCACGTGCTATGTGACTGTAGTATTCAATCGCCTTTAGGCGTTTAGCCTCACTTAAGTCAGCAAGGCTTTTAACGTCTTTCTTCATATTAAAATGGTTCTGTTGATTCAACTTTATTAACTCTCCACACGTCAATCGACGTGAAATACTTGCCTTGCCATTCGTTTGTTTTAAAGTTAAACAACACCTCAACTTCTTGGTCAACCTTGTTATACTGCAAGAACTTATCTACTTTCTCCGTTCCAAAGATTCCAAACTTTACCGCTTGAGGGTATTGGCCTTCTGTCTCTGTTACTACAAACTCTATTTTCTTGTTTGCACCCACTTCAATCACTTCTAAAATGTTAGTGATCTTTCCGTTAAATTTCATTTCATTTTTGCCCATCTTCTTTTATTTTATTGTTTGCTATTTTAAATGCTTCCTTTACGCACTCCGTTACATTGTACTTTTTCTTTTGGTACTTTAACCGCATCCGTATCTCATCGATAGGTATGTCGCTAAAGTCAACTATACTTCTTTTCATTGATTTGATTTATGTATTGTTTATAATATTCAATTGCTGCCGCTGAACGCTCTAACATTTCCTGTTCAAGTTCTAAGTCACGGTCAATGGTTAACATTGTTACAAGGCTTTGAATCGGTGTGTCTCGCACTCTATGCAGCTCTTCGCTTTCGTAACCAATTAAGTCGCTTGGTGTATCTACCATACAGTATGCAAGTGCAGCGCGATCTACTTTGTAAAGATACATATAGCCCCGTAATTGATACTCATAATCTTTTATGTTAATATCGCTTGGTGTTGCAGGGAATGTATCAAAGCTCCAAGACGTTTTAATATCTATAATTAACTCATGTGTGTAGATGTCGCATTCTCCTGTTAAAATATTAGTAGACTTGCGTACTTCGTTCTTTTCGTAGTTAGTAAATAGAACATCGTTAAGTAGTTCAATAGATTGCTCTTCGCATTGTATTCCCTTAGTTACGTACTTGTTATTTAACTCAGTAGTATAACCAAAGTAATCTTGCTTAGCAATTGACTTGATGTATGACTTTGCTGTTTCGGACAGTGCCTCACTTTTACTTCGTGAGGCTGTCATAATTTTCGGGAGTGATGAACATCTGATTAGCATGATTTTTTAAATTTTAATTGATTATACTTTAATAATTCAGCTTCTTCATGTTCCGTTAAGTCTTGTGTAACTTCACAATCAATACAAAGTGTATCCGATGTAATATTATACCATTGATGCGTTGCTTTTCCAATAAATTCAACTGATACAAATTCAACTCCTTCTGATATTGAATCATAAAAAACAACAGAAGAACCAATAGGAGCAATATATTTTTTCCCTTTTAACGACATTAAAGGTTCGCACTCTTTATCGTATAATTCATATGTTACTAGCATAGCTCTAATTGTTTAGCGGTTAATTCAAACTTTTCTTTTAACTTTTCCATTGTGTACTCGCCTTTTTTGATTTTCTCAAGTGCAGCTTGTAAACGTTCGTCTGTAATTGTCTCTTTACGCTTGCCTGTTTGCTCGCCACTTGCATCGATGTCTTTATCTGTTACAAGTCCTAACATAGAACTCAAGGTGTAACGTCTAAAGTAAGTAAACGCAGACCCCATAACCTGATAATCATTCATTCCTTTAAGCTGCACGTTCATTGGAATATCTGCAATGCTTTCAATAGACTCACCGCTTTCAATGTGGAATACTATTGTTTTCATTTGATTATTTACGATTGGTTGCGTAAAACCTAATCCATGTTTTTTCATTAATGGATTGATTACTTTGTAAATCGCTGTAAGGTCCGCATAAGAATAGCCGTAACCAGCGGTGCCTTTGTGTATTGTTGGTACCTCCTGTTGGAAGTTTGCCAATGCTTTGTATAAATTTTTCATGATACAATTAATTTAACATTGTTTTTCTTAAAGATTGTCATTTCTAAATCGTATTCAATTGAGTCCCAATTTATATTCAAATGGTCAATCAATACGTCTTGTTCAAAAGCTCCGAGTACAATCGACCCGTTGTAAATGCTAATTGAAAAGAACTTTGAAGCATCGACCTTACGAAGTATCAATGCTAATTTTCTGAGGTTTGTTTTCATTTTACAACGTAATATTCATCTGTTTTTAAAAATTGATTCCAATCATTTTCGCTCCAATAGTAAGCGCTATCAAACTCTTGTTTTGACATTCTGATTGTACGATACTTGTTACCATCCTTTCTGATGGTGTAAGTTCTTGCTGATTTGTTTGCTGTAGTTTTCATTGTGTGTTTTGTTTAGTTATGTTACAAATATAATCATTAATTATTAATTTGCAACTATTTCTTTAAATTTTTCTAAATTTTTTATTAAATAATATTTGAAACCTTGGTTTTCAACAAGCGTTTGGAACTCTTTTTGTTTGTCTGATTGCCTTCCAACGTCTGTTTTTACTTCGATAAAATACACGTTACCAAAATGTATCATAATTAAATCAGATACACCCGAAAACAATCCTGTTGCAATTTTTCTCATTTGTTCCTTTGCATCTTTTGAATCATTAGGTACTGAAAAAATTAAATTTCGTGGATCATGTTTCTTTAAACAATAATTATTTCTATACCACATTACTATTTCCTGTTGAATTTTGTCTTCACTTTTCATTTGTACTTTAAATTAAATTGTCTATTTGCCCATCCTTTTTTATAGCCCATGTATTTCTCATAAGCAAAATAATCTTCTTTGGTTTTCAATTGGTGGAATATCCATGAAACTTTGTAACCTTTTGCTTTTTGTATCATTTCAAGTTCTTTAAAAGTTGCTCCTTGTATTTTAGATTTTAAAGCGTTTGAAGATAGTTTTTGTAATTCTACAATTACGTCTTCCTCTTTTTCCTTTTCGGACTTTTCAAACACGTGACCACATTCGGGACAATCCATAATTCTTGCAGGCATAAGGTAGCAACATTCGGGACATTCTTTTATTGGTGCAGCACCTTCTTTTTTTTCTTTTTTCTTTAAATTCCATTTTCTTGGTGCTTCCCAATAGTGATGTCTTTGAATGTTATTCCCAAAATCTAATATTGTAAATTCATTTTTTATTGGTGTAACCCTCGAGCCACGGCCTACCATTTGAAGGAATAAAGGCAAAGACTTTGTAGCCCTGTATAAAATTACAACTTCAATAGTTGGGCAATCAAAACCCGTTGTCAAAATTCCGTAGTTTGACAAAATTGCACCAGGTGTATTTTCAAACCATTCTATAACTTCATCTCTATTATTCATGTAACAATCCACATGCTTTGCGTTCAAGCCTTTGGTTACAAATGAATTTACAAGCTCAATGGATGAATCTCTACTTGGTGCAAATATTATTGCTTTTTTACCGTTGCAAATTTTTGTATAGTTATCGTATACACCGTGGTAAAGTTGTATCTCTGAATATTTATCTGCCATGCTTTTTTCATCGTAATCTCCAGCTTTTGTTTTTACACCTTTTAAATCGACTTTAACACCATAAGAAACTGGAGTTGATAAATTACCACTGTCAATTAAATCGGGGGTGTCTATAACTTGTATAATATCATCGTAAAACTTTTCTAAACTTAATTGTTTCCCCTCTCGGTGTGGTGTTGCAGTTGCACCTATTACATACGTTTTTTTATTTATGTAATCAAATAATCCATCAAATATAGATTTGTGAGCTTCGTCAATTATGATTAAATCTAAACTATCAATCCATTCTTTTAATATTTCAACCCTACGCATTACCGTTTGAATCATTCCAACAAATAGATTTTCGTTTAAATCTACTTTTGAATTTTGCTTTATCAATTGTGGCTTTAATCCTAACTTTAATAATACGCTATCTGACTGAGAAAACAATTCCTTTCTATCTGTTAAAATAAGTATTTTTTTGTTTTTTGTAAAAGCGTTTTTACACATGTAGGAAAACATAACAGTTTTTCCAGAACCTGTTGGGGCGCACAAAACTATTTTTTTGTTTCCTTTCTTAAATGAATTTTGCAATCCATCTACATATTGTTTCTGATATTCTCTAAGTTCTAAAATGGACATTCTTCTTCTTTTTTAACTTCGTTATTACTTGTAATTTCAAACCATCTTTGACCATTTGAGTTGCCTTCCTTGTATGTCTTACTATAATAAGTGCAATACTTTTGAATCCAAATAGTAAAGCGTTTTGTTTTTAACCAAGTTCTAAAGTCTTTATTTTCTTGTAAAAAGTTTTCAAAACAAACGATTTTCACGTGTCGATGATCTTCTTGTATATTACCATCCCCAACCCATTCAAGAAATTCTGAAGACGTTTCATTTATTAGTTTTCTATGCTCTAAATTTTTAAAGTCAAATGGTACTAATCCTTTTTCAAGGTAAAATTTTTGACAGTTTATCATGAAATGGTCAAACCTTGCCCACTCGTTTTCGTCCCAATCGTCGAAAAGCATGTGACCAAACTCATCTAATGGAGTATAATTTGAATTAAAAAAACTACTCATTTCAACTTCAAATTTTCTGCGTTCAAAAGAACCACCAACCCCTCCAATAGTGTAGTTTGTTGTAATTACTATTTTTGGAGACTTAGTAACAGGAAGTTTAATTGCATCCTGGCCTTTATATTCTAAGGTTATACCCTCTGTAATTAATGAGAATAAAGATTCAAATTGAAAGTTCTTTTTAACGTCATCAAATACAAGTAACTGCGTATCAACAGGCACCGATTGATAAGGAAATGATTTAGTAAATTCAAAGGTTTTACCATCTATTGCAGAAACCTTTTTCATTTTACCCAAAGCATTCCAAAATAAAGACTTACCCGAACCACCGTTTGGATTGTCTGAAATTGTTTCATCGTTAAATATTATTGCTTTATTATTTGCACTTGTTTTGTAGGAGTGCATCAAATAGCCAATAACAGATTTTAAACTTTCGTATTTACTTGTGTTTTCAGATGCAGCCAACCAAAGGAACCTTCTAAACTCCGACTTGTGATGGTCTGCATCTATAAAGTCACGGTCAATAACTTGTTTTTTCCAAACAAAACCCTTTAAATCTTCATAGTTCATTTTTTGGAAACCATCTTTAAAAACTTTAATTACACAGTTACGATAGTATAAAATTGCAAAGTCTGAGCCGTCTTCCTCTATGTTGAATTTTGCTGTTTCAAGCATTGATAAATACTGAGGTGTAAATGACTTTGTTGAACCAGCAACTAAATCAAAAGGCTCCAAACTATCACTACTTAATAACTCGTTTAGTACATGGTCCTTAATTTGAAATTCTGTTACCTCGTCTACAAAATTACCTTCCTTAGTTATGAAAGTAAAAGTCTTTGATTTATCAATCGGAAAATGCTTAAAGAAGTTTTTGTTTTCTAAATAGAATTTAAACTTGTGATGTGAAACAACTAACTTCCCTTCCTCGTTGTGGCTCCAAAATTTGTTAACGTCTATTTTACTTTTTTGTGCAATTATTTCAGCTTCTAATTTTTCAGTAGTAAGGTCAGGAAATGATTTTTTAATATAGTCGTTTGTTTTACCAACCAAAATCATATTTGAAATGGTCTTCAATTTAGACTTATCTTCAAATTGTTTAGTCCCAAAGTTAGCTGTATGCTTATAAGCTGAATTTATTAATGCTATTATTTCTTTACTATCAAAATCCTTTTGCTCGTTTGCAAGGATGTATTTTTCAGCAATAAACCTTTCAACTCCAAAATCATTAAAAGCTAAAGCCAATTTATGGAAGGAATTGTTTCTATTTACACCGTTGTAAGACTTCTTAAACCACACCATTAACCTGTTAGCTATTTGGTCTTGGTCGGTCAAAGGTATGTTAGTAATAACACCTAAACTGCTGTTTATTTCTACTAATTCAGTTCTTTCAAAGTCAACGTATAAATCAGAGTCTAAATTTATATAAATCTCAGGGTCGTATGATTCAAAACATAGCCGTGAAATGTCTTGACCAGATGTATCAATTGTATTACTTCCGTAGCTTTCGTTAACCCATTGAAAATGCTTTACAATTGATTTATAATACTTGTTGTACTCGTCATTCGATTCAATGGAAGGAATCTTTATTAAAGCCTTTAAACCATCTCCCGATGGACTTATCCAAGTAGAATAAACGTAACTATTAATTTTAAGTTTTTCTTTTAATTCTAAAACTAAATCATAGCTTTTAAGTTTGTCAAAATCCAATATACATAAACCACTTGCCTTTTTTAAATTATCCTTTGACCTTGTGGTGAAGGTTCCTGCAAATGTAACAGCTGATAATTGTAGTTTAATTTTAGATTTCTTTTTTGAATCTAATTCTGACCTTACTAATTCAATTGTTTTTTTACTATCTCCATTTCTAATACGGTCTAAGTAAAACAACACGTTTTTTGGTCTTCCTATCGGTGTGTTCTGATAGGCATCTTTGTAAAAATCAACATTCATAATTTCTATAAAATAAAAAACCTCGAGTATCGGTGGTGGAAGTCACTTCAACTCGAGGAATTTATAAAAAATTTCTTACTGTAGCTTCCACTCTACAAATGCAAATATAGTAATTAAATTTAATTAAATACAAATATATTGTAATTTATATTAAATCTAAATAAGGTGTATAATTATCGATGTGTACTTAATGTGTTGCGCAATGTGTTGCGTGTAAAAGTCTATTTATCAATCTATTATACTCAATAGTACGAATCGAACACATTTTTTAGCTATTTTTTTTAAAAAAGGGGAAATAAAAAATAAATATTTTGTATAAATAAATAATATAAAATAGGGTAAATATATTATACAATAGATATTTTTTTGAAAAAGCGTACTATTTTAAATTAACTCTTTGATAATTATAAAATTATATAGTACTCTTTTAAGTACGCTTTACACAAAAAAACCGACTTGTTAGGTCGGTTTAGTTGGTTAGTCATTGTAACATTCCCCTATTTTTTGACTGAATCGATTGTACTCACTTCGATAACTCCATTTCTTTTGCCAATTAGAACAGTCGTTTACTGTTATTATATCTGCAAAATATATTTCTTTTGCTTGAGTAGAGCCTTTAACTGGTATTAAAACAGTGCTACGTGGCGCGCTAACTATCCTATCACAATTACAATCTTTAATAGGTTCTTGTTTTATTTCTTCCTTTGCGCATCCGACCATTAGCAAAGATGCTGCTATAATTATCTTTTTCATTTTAAAATAGTGTTGGGTTAATTTTTTCTAATTCAGTCTTAGCAAAGCCATACTCTTCAATCTCTTGTTTTGTAGTTTTATGATTTTCTAATAAGTTCTTTGCATCGTTATAAAAGTTCTTTTTAATCTCAAAACCATAAGCTTTGCGCCCTTTGTTTACACTTGCTAATAAAGTGCTTCCACTTCCACAACAAGGGTCTATTACCACGTCATTTTCATCTGTAAAAATTTCAATTAATTTTTCTAATAACTTAACTGGTTTTTGAGTAGGATGTATTTTAGGAGTTGTTGTATCTCTTTCCCAATCAATACAATTCATAATCATTTTACCTTTGTTGTTGAATTTTGGCAACTTTTCTCTATAAAATAATAGACCATATTCGCAATTACCAACAACTTTCATATTTGCTTTTAAAACTTGTGCTGAGAAGTTCTTTCTAAACACTAAATTTATATAGTTATTTAAACCGTATCTTTCCTTCATACCAACTTGGATTTGAAGCATAAGCATTCACACCTAAATTATACGGTATATCAGCGATGATTAATTGTGCTTTTGGTATTTGATACCTTTTAAAATTCTGAAAATGGTCATTAAAAATTTCTGCTTTCATTTTAAAACTTTTTTAACATTTGAATATATCCTTCTTCTTCTGCGTATCCTATTTTTTGCAAGAATACATAATAATCGCCTTTAACGTATCTTTTGTCTTGCCACGTCTTATAATACTCTACACATGCTTCAACGCTCTTAAAACGCATTAAACGACCCTTATAAATGAATCCAAACGCATTGTTATATTCGGTAAATGCTCTGCTAACTCCATTACCTGTTTCAAGCCTGTATTGTGCGTAAACAATCTCAGGATGTTTTATCCCCTTGTCCTTGATTTGCTGTAAAGTCAATTGAGCGCCACAGATACTGCTCATCAGCAGAAAGCTCGTCATAAGTAGGGGCTTGATAAATGTAATCTTCTTCATTGTATGCTTGGTTTTTATGCCCAAAATATAGGCTTGTTATATACTTTTTTCCTTCCCATGTTGCGATCGCGTGACCAACTGTCGCAACAGGTACGTTTAAATGTTTAGCGATGTCTAATTGAATCCATCCAGCTTCGAGCATGTTACGTACACGCTCGTAAATGTACTCATAACTCGAAGGGCTTCTCACAATAGCAGTTTATTAAAATGTTTTGAAATGGTGCGTCTTGGTCGTAATCCGTAACCATGTACTCACCCGAACCGCCACACGTTGTACATTGGTTAATTTCTTTGAAGTTGTCGAACTGCTCTAACTCCATCGTTGTACAGATGCGGTCTCCTATTTCATCATACACTAATCCTTCTTGTATGTAAAGGCGCTCTCTAAGGTCTTCAAATGATGCGTATACACTATCACTATCAAGACTTACAAATTCCACGTCTGAAGGCATAATTAACGTGTCTACCTTGAATATTTTTCTAATTAACGTCCTCATAACTTCTACCTATTAAATAACAACCTAATAAACCAAATGCAATCCATATTGCGGTGGATGTGTTCCAGTAGTGATTTACAAACCCTACCGAAATTATACATATTAAAATGTAAATTATTGTTTTAGCGTTTCTCATGTCCCATAATTTTAAGAATAAATTCATAGTTTTCTCCTACAAGTTTTTGTACTTCGGTTTTTAACTTTTCTGAATACGGTACTTTTTCGCATTTGTTACCATAACCAAATTTTTTTCTAATTTCTGAAATTTGACTTTCAATTAAATCTGCTGTTTTCATGTGTTTATGTTTTTAATTTGTTAAAAAATTAATCGGTATTTAATTTTTCTCTTTAATTTTAACTATAAATGCATTGAAATTAAAAGCTATGAATGTTTTTTCAGTCAATGAAAGGTGATGTAATTCAAAATCTTCATCTTTCATTAAAGGATTTTCTAACATAGCTTTTAAGTAGCTTTCTTTAACTTTTGATACTCCTGAACCGTCTCTTTTTATTACGCCAATAAACTCTAACTCATGCGCTTTTTTTGTTTCCATGACTTACTTATTTTGAAGCTAAAATTTCTTCTAATGTGTCTTGTAAAAATTGTTGTGTTTGGTAAGTTTTATCTAAAGATTCACCAAATAATTTTATTGCTATTGTATATCCAACGATACCGTTTGTATGAAGTTAGAGCTTGGGTTGTTCGTGCAGAATATACGACCGTAAAATTAAATAACAACCTAATAAACCAAATCCAATCCATATTGCTGTGGATGCGTTCCAATAGTGATTTACAAATCCTACTGAAATAATACAAACCAATACGTATAATAATTTTCTAGCATTTCTCATGACCCATAATTTTAATAATAAATAAATAATTTTCTCCGACAACCTTTTGCGTTTCTGTTACTAGCTCCTTTGAATAAGGAATTTTTTCGCTTTTGTTGCCATAACCTAAAATATCTCTGATTTCGGTAATTTGGCTTTCAATTAAATCTGCTGTTTTCATTTGATTTCTTCGTTTACTTGTTTTAATAACTCTACTGTTTTTTCAAATCCAATTATATCTGACACTTTACCTATAAATAATTGTTTTTTTAATTCTTCTTCTTTTTCTATTTTTTTGGCTTGATTAACTAAATCTTTACTTACAAAAGATACACCTTGTTCTCTTTTCAAACCACCATTATTAAACATTTCATTTAATAAAAATTCTACTGCTGATTTTCTCATTATCTTAATAATGTTTTTAAATTCATTTCTATACACAAACTAAAATATTTTTCAATAAGCTTCTTGTAAGATGAAAAAGTAAGAGTTTTACATCCTTGTAAGTGAGTATTAATATAAATATAATACTTTCTTCTTTTTTTATCTTCTTTCATACCTACCATCTCTGTGAATCCGTTAACTTCAGTGTAACAATATTCTGTGAATTCTAAATTTTCCATTATCTGCAAAGTATTAAATAATTAGCTGAAACTTCTAAATACTCTTTATAGTATTGTTGTCTTTCTTCTTTTGATAAATTTTTATCATTCATACACTCAAATAAAGCATCCATAACTTGTTTTGCTTTGTCTTTTGCGATGTTGTTTACTACTACTTCCATTGTGTTTATGTTTTTAATTATGTTACAAATTTAAACATTAATAATTAATACGCAAACTTTTAAGCAAAAAAAAAGCGATTAATTTCTTAACCGCTCCAAAACACTCTATAAAGGTACTAAAATTCTTCTAATAAACAGTATGTTATTCTATTTTGATTTTTAATCATATTGATAATCATGCTATATTGCTCTACATTGTTGCATACTTGACAACCTGCTGAATAGCCACCAATGTTTTCACCTATTTTTTTTACGGATAAATCATTTGAGATGCTATGGAAGTTGATTCCGTAACCACTTCCCTTTATAGGTATTCCGATTTCCTCACTTTTACCATCCCTATCTCCGTCACGGTAAACAATGAATGGACCAACTTGTCTAAGCGCAGGCATCTTACCTTGGTGTAAACCATAAGACCAAACATCGTAATACCATTCGTTTGACTTAACAACCGCGGCACCTACTTTGTTATACTTCAAATAGCCACCTTCCAATATTGGTGTGCCGGGATTGGTTGTGCCTGTAACAACTTTTACAAATTCTTCACCATTGAATAAGTAAAACTTATCATCGTACTTGTTTGGTGCATCCTCATTTGATCTAACTCCTACTATCCAATAACCTAATGGAATAGTTTTGAATGACTTTAACTCTTCTACTCTATCGAGTAGTTGGTCTGTTGTGTAATTTCTAACGTTGCTCATCTACTGTCAATTGTGATAATACTCCTGCTACTGAACCAACAGCCACCATATAAGGCGCGATTGCTAAACCGAAAGGCGGTGCGATTAATACCGCTCCTAAACCTCCGATTACTATTCCAACACTTTGCACTTTTTTCCAAAAGTTTGGCGTCGGTGCATTCCATCTATTTCTTAATAACTTCAAAACTTCCATCTGTAAAATTTATCATGTAATTACTTGAGTCGCTCCAAACTGTTTTAACGACTTTATTATTTATTATTTGCCCTTCGTAGAACTTACGCTTCATGTACAATTGGATTGTAATCTATTTCGGGTAATGTTAAAAGCCATGCATCACATGGGATAGACTCAGCTTGTTGCAATGTACATCCGTTAACCTCTTCATTTGAGATAAACCAATTTCCGTTTGCATCTTGCAAAGGGTTAAATACTTGACCTTGGAAACCCCATACTTGACCTGTAAGGATGTTTTTTTGTTCTAATGTTAATTGTCTAACTTTCATAATTAATAAGGATAAAATTTACCTGTACCTGCGTTATATAATTCAGTTACTTCTGTAGCTGTTAGTTCTTTATTCCAAATGTTTAACTCATCTATTTTTGTATTTAATGGCGCGTAATAACCATCTTGTACACCATTAGGCATTTTAATTGCTCCTATTGTTGGTGTAGTTGTATTCACTCCACTTGTGTAATACACTGGATTAACCGCATCTGTATTGCTTGCTACCAATGTGCCATTCAAATATATTCTACTTCTACCACTTGAACGTGTTACAGCAATGTGAAAAAACGTGTTATAGCCCATAGAATAAGCTGTTGAGTATGTTAGAATAGGCGCTGTGCTTTTGTCCCCAATTCTAAACTGTATTACATCACCAAACAATGTAACCCAAAAACCACCACCAGCATTTAACCATGATGTTGCACTCATGTTGTTAAAAACAGGAATAGCATAACCGCTAATATAACCTATTGGAAATAAAGTCCAAGCACTAACTGAAAAATCTGTTGTTAGTGAGTTAAAAGAAGCAGTTGGCAAATCAATGCGACTATTTACACCATTAAAAGTAAAAGCATTTCCACTCTTGCCTGCACTATATGTCAACCCCCCCTGCGCAGTTCCGTTTATAGTGCTAAATGAATCGTTTGCATTACTTTCAGCTTTATAAACCGCATATAAATTTGTTAATAATGTTGAAGGTGGCACCCCACCACTGCTACTTATTATTCCGTGACTTGCTAATATCATTTAAGTATTGTTTAAGTTTAATTATATTCTCTTCCTTTGGTTTATACTCTTTTTTCTTCTTCATAAATACCAATTTGTTAGATAGTTATTATGTTGTGGGTAAACATCGCCGTTTTCGTTTGTTGTATACTCTGGAAACAAACTATTGTTCTTGCAAATATAGTCTAAAAACCTTTGTGAATATGATTCTGCAATACGTTTTTCTTTTTCAATTAAGTAATCAACTTCCTCTTTTGAAACAATTTCGCTATTCTCAGATTGGTGCTTATAAATCCCTTTATTTGAAATTGTGTAAGCGCAAAACGGTAAATATTCAACCATAGTAAAATGGATCAACATAGGCTTTAAATAGGACCTTACAAGGGTTATATAGTTGCCCGAAAGTGCGTTGTTGGTAATATCCGTTTTTATTTTATCCAATAGCTTACTCCCAGTGTATTGTTGTATCCAAATGTTTTGGGCTACAAGTACAAATTGAATCACTTTGTCAACGTCTGTGTTTGCGTTTAAAGACGTATATTCTTGTAAGTCTTTTTTCGATATTAATAGTGCTTCTGCCATGTCTTAAAATTATTTAGGTAAAAATCCCTTGTTAGGCATATCAATCGGTCTTGTATAAACTTTTTTGTCGTTCACGGGTACAATCTCACCTAGTTTGCGAGCAACCGAAGGTCTAAACTCCTTCATGTATTTTTTTGCAATTGGTGAATTAACATCCGATTTTCTTAAATAAGTTTCACGCACCCATTTATGGTGGCAAGCTCCTCCGCCCTTATATAACCATATATCGTATGTAGTCGCTCCACGCGGCCCTAAACCACCAACTGTACCATCTGACCGTGTACGTGTTTGGTTTACAATTTCATTGCTCATTCTAATAATATCTTCCTTTCTATAAACCTTATTAGCTTGAATCATTTTCTTACAAAACAAACGTGACTTTTCAGTTATTTCACCAACGTATCTGTAACGATGTTTGAAAAGTTTACCATCTTGAATACTGCTTGCGTTTGGTCTTGCTGTACCTGTTTTAACAAGGTTTAAAAACTTAGAAAGATTTGTAGGTTCGTTTAGTTTTTCAAGCTCTGCATCCAACTCATCTTCTAAATCATAATCGACCTCTCTGCTGTCAACTAACACCCATTCATCTAAATCAACATCTTCACCATACTTCGCAACATCTAATTCGTCTTGTGCGCTCATTTTAACCTCTTGTACGGGTTGTGGCTCGTCACCTTGTAAAGGATTCAACGTTTTAAATTTAAGATTTAAAGACACACCGTTAAATGACAACACTTTTTTAATCATTTCAACGATCATTTGTTGTTTTGGTTTGATAACCATGTTTTCAAATAACAACGCTCCTGTTTTCATTTCATCTGCATTACTACTAAAGCCACTTGCTGACGTCACACCGAATAACAATGGTGTAGTTACATTGTGACTACGTAATATCTTAGCTGTAGACTCATCTGATAAATAAGAATAATGGTCTGGAGCATCGTTCAAAGGTATAGTATCGACCGTTGTCTTTGTATTTTCGTTTTCGTTAAATGATATTAAAGTTTTCTTACCTTTTGACCCAGTTAACTTACCAATTACTTGAGATGAAATCTCGTCTTTCTGTTCGTCCGTTGGGGTACCATTGTTAAAGTTTACGATAGTCGTGGGAGCAAAAGAGTTACTAACCTCATTTATAAGATATTCAGCAATTTTCTCTTCCAATAACGCATAATCAATACCACCTTGATAGTCTACATTTGAAAAGTACTTCATCCCAGCGCTATAAGGAGCTAGATATAAAATTTCAACTTCTTTTTTTGAACTTCCAAAAGCATCGAATCTCTTAGGTACATACTTCTTTGGGTCGCTCCAATTGTCAGAATAGAAATATCCTACTATATCCCCATCTTGGTTGCACTTCTCTGGTCTTAATAATTGTATAGGCGTGTGAAAAGCCCTTGTAATCGCTTTATGTCCCTTATCGTAGTGAATCTGTAAGGCACACTGCCCAAGTGCGTACAAGTCAAATATAATACGTCTTAAATCGTCTTCCTTTAATATAGATAATAGTTGCGCCCATTCGTTGGGCTTCATCGCGCTATCCGTAGCTGTTAAGCCTTGACCGTATATTAGTCTACAAATGTTATTAATTACAGCGTTGTTCGTTGCTGAATTACTATATCTGTCGATTAAGAATTGATAGTAGTTATTATCTTCACCATATTCAACCCATTCGTTGCGATTATTTTCGACAATTACGGGAGCTGTATAGGAAGATAGTTGTATAATGTTATTATTCATAGATTATAAATTCGTTTGTTGTTACCGTTTGTGTGAAGTTTGAGCTTGGGTTATTCGTACAGAATACACGTCCGTAAAATCTAATGTCGTTTGTTTTGCCAATTTTACAAACATACGTATGTCCTTCTTTTAGACCAAAGGTAGCGGTCGCAGTATGGTAATAATCACCTGTTGCGTAGGTCGTTATATTAATCGTTGCAGTGACGTTTGTCTGTTCGTCTGTAAGAAATATCTTATCGGAGTTTCCCGAGCCTTCACGTGGCACGAAGTAAACTATTTGAGGGCTTGTGGATGTCGTTAATACTATCATGTAATAGTATAACTAAAAAAGAGTGTTTTTGTTGCAAAAAAAAAGAGGGGTGTTTTAAGCCCCTCCGTGTATTAACTTGTAACTATTGTGGATGCTGTTTGCCCTCCTGCTGGGTCAATGTCGTAATAGAATGAACTTGTGCCGTTTTCAACAAATTGCGATGGTAGTAGCTCCTCGCCTTGAAACGTCAAGGAATAACCGCTAAAATCACCAAGCGCGGCTCCATTATTGATGCTTCCTGCTGTTAAATCACAACCTCTTAAAAGTCCAACTAAGAAAAATTGCCCCTCGTTGTTTTCAACTAAAATTCTCGGCTTTGCATACGCTAAAGTTTTTACAGCGTTGTGTGTTGCAATGTCCTGTTTTTTTAGTTTTATAGTCAATGTTTGTCTAAAGAATGTCGTTCCGTTTTCACGTGAAGTAACAATCTCTTGGTCGTAAACATTCTCGTTAGATTTCAACTCAAATTTATAAAGATACTGTACAAAGTTTACATATTCAATAGATTGACTAAAGTCAGTATCGGCTATATAAATACCACTTCCAGGAGTAGTTTCTTTATAAATAAAATTTGCTGTTAAATCTTGATTTATAAAGTAAACGTTTTTAAGCCCTCCAAGGCTATCCTTACAAGGCTCTGAACGTCCAAGTGTTATTAAACAAGGCATGGTTAAGCGGTTGTTACTGTTGCACCTGTGAAACAATCAGAAACGATAGTAGCAGCACTTGTAATATCCGTAAATGGTGCCGGTAAAGCCTCTTCCGCCGTAAAAGTCAAACTGTAACCCGAAAAATCTGCAAGCCCCCCACCATTATTTATACTTCCTGCTGTTAAATCAGCACCTCTAAACAAGCCCATCAAAAAGAATTGACCGTTGTTGTTTTCCACAAGGACGTGAGGTCGACTATAGGCCAAAAGTTTAATTTCTTTGTGCGTCGTAGCATCTTGTTTTTTCAGTTTAATTGTTAACGTTTGACGAAAGAACGTTGTCCCTGCTTCACGGCTTGATACAATTTCTTGGTCAAATACATTTTCGTTTGACTTTAACTCATATTTATACAAGTTGTCTACATTTATTACCGCTGTAATAAGGTCATTTGAAAATGTTACATCAGAAGGTAGTATCTGATAGTTAATGAAGTAAACCGCTTTGAGTCCTCCGATTGCTTCTTTGCACGCCTCAGCGCGTCCTATACTTAAATTACAAGCCATAAATTTAAAGTTTAAAAAAAAAGGAGGGAATATACCCTCCCTTTAATTGGTTAATTGATTAGTTAATTAGTTAGCTGAGTTAGGAATGTTATAAGTTACGATGTCTGATACAGAATGGTAATTAACAGCCATACCCGCACGTAATACAAATCTTACATTTTGTGAACCGTCCAATGGGGACATGTCTAAAAGCGCGATTTCATTTGTGTCATTTAATAAACCGCAACCAAAAAATAAGTTAGAAGTTTCAGCAGCGATAGCAGTGTTAGCAGCCAATCCGTTAGCAACGAAAATTGGAATACCATCGAAAGTTAAAGCACCACCATTGTACCATTGTGTTCCCTTAGCATCTGTACCAGAGTTAGAAGTAGCAGCTACTGAGAAACCACCCAAAGCTCTAATGTAAGCCTTCATAACACCTTGTGGCACGTAGATTTTCAAGTCAGGTGAACCGTACAAAGCAGCAGGGATTGCATCGACAATTTTTCCTAATTCAGCAATTACTGTAGCAGATGCAGAAATAGCAGAAGAACCTGCAACCTCGTTAGCAGTTGGTAAAGCAGCATCCGCAGCCAATAATGTAGCGATACCGTCAATTTGCCCAGCAGTTGCGTTTGCACCTCTCCAAATAGAAACCTCAACAGATGAAGCAACCTTATCAGTGATGTAAGCTAACAAGTAGTCAACAAATGATTTTGCCAAAACTTTGTTTGCGCTGAATCCCATTTCTTCAGCTTGCCACGTAGCCAAAAAGTCTTTTTTACACAATTGTAAATTAACTTGAAATTGCTCTAAAGTCAAACTTCTTTCAGAAAGTGTTACAGTAGATGTAGCATCAAAATCACACGTAGCATTCTTTAAAATGTCGTCCGTTCCGATTTTAAACATTGTAGTTTTGTAAGCAATGTTTGGTATGATAGTCATACCTCCATTTGCTAATGTGTTACCGCTTAATAAAGCAGCTTTTACCCATAACTTAGAATCCTGTCCAGCGTATGAAGTTGAAATGTTAATTGTTGTAGCCATTTTTTTATTTGTTTATTTGTTATTGTATACTTCTTCTAAAATCTTATCTCTTGTTGATTTACCTGTGTTTGTAGCCAAATCCATATGTTCAATTGGTTTTGCGTTTTCAGGGTTATACTGAATCGGTTTTGGCTCTTCAGTCAACTCGATTACTTCTGGAGTCATTGCAGCTAACTTAGTTTCAAGCTCAGCAATCTTTGTTTCCATTTCAGCAAAATGTTGTTCTGTAATTGACACAACTTTTTTAGGTTGTTTCACTTCAACCTCTGGAGTCACATCAGCTTCAACTGGCATCTCTTCCTCTTCTGATTCAGCAGGCATTTCTTCGATTGATGCAATCATTCCAACCTCTTCAACGATTAAAACTCTACCGTCTTCAAGTTCATAATTACCAACTTCTAAAGGAACAGGTTCACCTTCAGGAACTACAATCATAACACTTGCACCCGGCTCGAATGAATCCGCCTCTATTACCGTGTTACCATCTACTAACTTCATCTGCTCTAACTTCACCTCCATTCCTAAGAAGGTCTTGATAGTTTTTAACGCGTCTTTTATTTCTTTAGTCATATCTTTTTTCTTTAATAACTTTATTAACCTCTTTCTGTTGTAATTTGCCTTACTTCAATAGTATGGTTTACATTACTAATTGTTTGTTGTTGTGTACTTCCAACCCCTTGAGAGTTACCATCGCAACACTCTTTACTATACGTGCCATCTTTACATTGACAGCCTTTTTTTCCTCCTTTTCTCATAACATTAATATATTACCTATTTCGTTTGTAAACTCTTTAAACTCCTTAAAATCAATTTCTGTACACTTATTTTCTTTTACAAAGTCTAAACCAATGTAAGCAACAAAATTTCCTTTTTTAAAATATGGTGCTATACATATCGAGTGAATCCCTTGCCTTAATAACGATGCTTTTGTAGTCTGCTCTTTAATGCTATTCACGTCGCAATAATTCATTCTTTCTAACATTATCTGTTGTAAGAACATCGGGTACAAGCTAACGGGAATATTCTGTAAATTATGTGCTTCCGAGCTAATACCATTATTACACACTTCAAAAGTCATTGATTGATGGTTACGGTGTGTTCCATCGTAGTACTTAATTGTGTTGTGAAATTGAAATATATAAGCCCTATCAGCATTATATTTTATCATCAACTCGTTAAGCATCTGTTGAATCAAAACATTATTATTAATGTCTTTTTTCACCTCGTCAACACTTTCAATTTTTTTAACTACTACTTGAGTAACCAATGATTTGTAATAAAAAAGAATGAAGGCAAGCAGAATTATGAGTAGCACTATTGTTTTCGTCTTTCTGATTTGCTCTAAAATGTACTTGATTTCATTCATAATTATATAACCTTGATTTAAGGTCTTTGTTGTAAATTAGATGTAATCGTTTATGATAGTTTCTTGTGCTGTTATTTCTGCTGTTACATCAGCATTTAAAACCTCATTTCCTACTTTGATTATATTCAAGTAGCTACTTTCTACATAAGTGTAAGCTCCCCTTACTTCTTGTATTACCTCTATCATGATAAACAGTTTAATGTTAATTGTGAAATATCAAAACTACAAGCGTTTGAAGACGCTCCCGAAGTTCTAACCGCTTGCATTGTTATCGGTGTAGTATCACTTGGTAAATTCGTAGTGATTGACCCCTCAACTGTTACGTTGTTTTCCAATGAAGTAACCTTATAATAAACAGTCATTGAGTTAAAAGGGTTGTAAAGTTCAAACACAAAAAAATCAGTTGCTGCACTTCCTGTCCTATTTGCAAGAAAACTAGCCCCTAAATCTATTTTTGTAGCCGTACCAGTTGCGTCGTTATGGAATATCTGTAAGTTAGTATCAGAAGCATCCGATCCAATACCAACTATGTTAGTCAAACTTTCTACAGTTACAGTTGACGAAATACCTAATAAAGTTGTTGCCGATGTCATCCCATAGAATTGGCGCGCCCCTGTATTTAAGGCTGTATCTGAAACACCAAACGCAACACAAAACCTCCAACCCATATCAACAATATTGAATGCACTTGTTGACCTGTAACCACACACACCGTTAGCTGCAGGAGTTGAAACACCAATTTTTAAACGCGTCTTTTTAGTTTGAATGGAAGTTGTTGTCACCGCCACTGCTGTTGCTGTCCCTTGTAGAGTACCAACCGCGATATTTTCAGATAAAACCGTTGTTGAATTGTGTTGCGCCCTGTAGCCACGTGCGATTTCTGAACTTGCTACATTCCAATAGCCAGTCGTAACAAGTTTAGCGTCAATTTGATTTTCGACCGCCTGAGTTGTTGGGTATTTAGTGTTATTGATTGTACTGAAATTCGTAGCCTTGTTTGCTAACACTTCGAAAGCCGCAACATCATAAATTATTTCTGAAATCCCACTTAATGTACGCGTGTATATCTTACCGTTAACGGTGTTCATGTAAAACTCACCAATGTATAAATCAGTGCTTAACCATGTACCATCTCTATGGTCTGATGTTGCAGGAATAGTTGCAATGCCAGCCCCTTTTTTAATTATAATTCTCTTTGTTATATCGCTCATAAATTGTATATATCTGAATTAATACTCGCACCAACGCCACCTGTTAAACTGTAAACATCTTCATCTGCACCAACGCCCCCAAATAGAACACCGTTATCCTCATCACTTAAATTTGTAATTAGTATTTTTTTAGGTATGCCACTATTGAATGGTTGTATAAATAAAGAGTCACTATCCAATGCGGTAGTGACTTCTTTAAATCTTATGAATGAAGGTGTTAAATTGCCGTTAAACTCGGTCATTATAAAGCTAAATTACCAAACACATACGCTTCAGTTGCTGAAATAAACAGAATCGTCGCACTTGAATATTGACTATTAATCTTAAGTTTGCCGCCGTCACTTCTTAACGTTACACCTGATCCAGCGATTGTAGTTTGACCTGCTCCATATTGTGTAACCAAAACTTGTTGACCTATTGTAAAAACTCCTGAAGGCACCGTCAAAGTGTTAGCAGTTGCCTTATTCATTTCAATTACTTGACCGTTATCAGTTGCTACAAGTGTGTAAGAATCTGTTTTGCGTGCTAATGTTAAATCAATTACTTTTTGAACCGTGTAAACAACCCATGCAGAACCACTCCATCTGTAAGTAGTGTTTGAGCTTGTGTTCACTACTAACGTGCCTGTTACTGCTGTTGCATTTGCAACCACATAGTTCCAAACGAAACCATTCCATTCAGCAACACCGGAAGCTAAAACTAAATAACGGTCTCCCACCGCAGCGCCACCACCTTCAGCAGGCAACAATGTTTGTACACCCAACACTGTTAAGGCGTAGTCAGTAGCAACCCCCACATCTTTAATTACACCATCAGCATGGTATTTTAACTTACCATCAATGTAATGGATAGTTCCGTTTTCTTTTACGATTCCACTTTCGGATGCAAGTACGTCAGGTTGCACCTTCCATGTTGCGTTGTTAATCGTTTGCGTGTTGTCAATTATTGTTACTCCCATTTTATATTGATTTTAAAAGTTCCTTAATTTCGTTTATTATATCCTCGTGGCTTTCAGCTTCCAATTGGTCTAACCCATCAAATTTTCCTTCAATACTAAACCCTTTGAATTTACCATCTTTGATTTGTTGCCAAACCTCTTCATTGTAAACTTTCATCTTAACAACCCACGAGCCTTTAACAGCATTCAAATTGTAAAGGTTAGATTTATCGTGTTTCTCATCTTCAACTATCCAACTTTCGATTAAGCTAACACCATCAACATTATGGTCGTGGTCAACTGTTACGTTGTTATTGTAATTCTTTTTAAGATAAAGTTCTTGCACCTTTGCGATTGTTTCCTCACTAAACGAAATTGTAAACTCTTTGTCTTTAATACGTCTTAAAATCTGTTTGTTAGGTACCAATGCAAGTCCCACAACTTCACGTTTCTCATCGTTGGTAACTTGTAACTCAACATCCAATGTGCTTAGAAAAATAAAATCTTCCTCAATAGCGGGCTTGTCGACAAGTGAAATCGCGAAACACCCTTGTTCATCATCTTTAATTGTTAGCTCTATATTCTGCATACTTTTATAACTTAATTTATATTAAAATGTTGCATTTCTTACTCTATTACGGTCTAAGGCTTGCGCTGTTGACACTTCTCCACTTACTACATACGCTTTAATAGGTTGTTGTTGCAACGCTCCTAACTGCATTTGTGGTTGCGCTTGTATAATATCAAAGGAAGGAGTACGTGGTGCTGTTGGTGTACTTGTTGCTGTATCTCCACCACCGCCACTGCTCTGAAATTGTGTGTTAGCTATCTTTGCTATGTTCAAAGCTCCTAATGTTCCAACTAAACCTGCCTGTATAATTTGCGCACCGGGAAATAAAGGCACTTGAGTTAATGCGGCTGTAACACCTTGAGCAGTGTTAACAATAGCTTGACCTAAACTTGCTGCCTTGTTTAATTGAAATGCTTTACGTTGGTCTGCTTCGTTACCTTGAGCGAATAAGTCAGCAACACTCCTAATGACATCAAAAGACATTGCTGTTAATTCTTGTTTCTTTCTGTTTTTATCTTCTTCTAATTTTAACTCAGCTTCGTTATGTGCTTCAATCTGTTTTACTTTTTCTTCATTGATAACATTTTGCGCTTCCATCAATTTACGAGCGTCTCGAATAGCTTTCTTTGTAGGGTCTTCTAATTCTTTTTTCTTTAACGTATTTTTTTCGGCTTCTTCAAGCATCTTTGCTTGATTTTCATAGAAATCTTTTTCAGCTTGTAACTGTTTTTGGGTTGCGTTTTTTCTTTTTTCGTTTGCGTCTTCTATTCTTTCTTGTTGGTTTTCTCTTAATTGTCTATTGTAAGAAGCATCTAAAGACTTAGACTCAGCATATAAATTTTTTAAATTCTCTTGAGCTTCTTTTCTTTTTTGTCTTTCAGCAGAATTATTACTTGTAAACGTATTAAAAAGAACATTTTGGTCAAATATTCGTTTATTAATTATTTCCTTCTCTTTTTTGTAAACTTCTTGCTCACTTGCACCTCTTGCCCTTAATAATTGTAATTCTCTTTCTTTATCATTTAAACCTCCTTTTGATGCGTTACGTTCCTTTTGTCTTGCATCAGCAACTTTACCTAATTCTTCAGCATATTTTTTATTCTCTTCATTTAAACGTTTTTGTTTTTGAATATTATCTTCTATCTCATCGTTGTACTTATCCATTAAATAAATAGCAGTACCAATTGCAGCAATAACTAAACCAATACCAGTAGCCATTAACGCTCCTTTTAAAGTAGCAAATGCTGTTACAACTTGATTTTTAACAACTGAAGCTAAAGCTATCATTGAATCTTTTAAGCCTCCTAAAGACTGCAACCCCTCTGCTAAAGCCATTGCGCTTTGAACTTTCAATAATTGAGCTTCAACTTCTTTGCTTTCAACACCAATTAAACCCAAAGCTCCTTGATAAGCAGCGAACCCACTCGCAACACCTCCCAAAGATGAAGATAATGCTTTGAATTTCGCATCAGGGTTAAAGGCATCCGTTAAGGCTTTCGCATCTTCAATTTGATCTTTTAGTTCCGCTGCTCTTTTCGCTGCATTTGCCGCTTCTTTAGATGTCACACCGAACTGCTCCGATAACTTCGCTACTTCCGCCTGTGCTTCCCTAAGCTGTGATTTTAGTGAACCTAAATTATTCTTTACCTCTAATTCAATTATTTTCTTTTCTGCCATTTGTAGCTTGTTTTAAGTATAACTCCCTTTTAGCTTGTTTGTAGCTTTCACGAATAGAATTAGTAAGTTTATATTTCCCTTTAGCGATATCGATAATTTCGCTTTGTCCATAGAAATCGTTTGACTTCAATAGTTGTATAATTGTATTAAGCATCTTGGTAAATTGTTGTGTATGGTATACCGTCACGTGTTAACGATGTCGCAACGGGTACACCAGACGTGTTGGTTGGTAAAGTAACCGATATTAATTGTTCTGCTGTATAAGTTGTGCAAGTAGCACCCACGCATATCTCTGTAGACGTTTGACCATTCTCGATAAATACAGGCACTTCAACTGTTGTTGTTGCGGCTTGTTGAATAGGTAAATTAACATTCGCGACCGCTCTAAAATCATTGATTAAAGACAAATCAACTTCACCGCTTGTTAAGTTTACTTTCATCTCATTAATTATATATCGTTTGTCACGTATAATTAACCTATCGTTTAGCTTTAAACTTGTAAGCAATGAAATTGGAAATAATGCTTTAACGTTGGTTAATCTGTTTTTAGGGTTGTATAGGTTTTGCAAGTAACCTGCATAATACTGAGAATATAAAGAGTTGTTAATTGTCACACCATTAAACGCACTAGCTTCAGGATAAAAATGATTTGAAAATATATCATTGTTATATGTTATCTGATTACATAACGGTCTGTATGCTGTTAACAATGTTGTTGTACTATCATTGTTGAAATAAAAAGAAGTAGTTTGATACGTGCTTAAATAAAGCAAAATTGGTTTATTGTCGTAACTTTCTACAGATGTTTCTTCATTTAATATAAACGCTCTTGCAGGTTCGTCAACATTTGATGTTGTTTCTTTTACAAATCTTATATTTTCAAATGGTAAATTAATTGTATATTCTCCACCGTCATAATTTGAATTTAACTCTTTGTAGTTTCCAAATTCACGTGTTGCGTTTGTAGCTTCATTAAAGTATTGTTTGTTTAAATAACTTTCTGACTTCTCATAATCAAATGAAATCTCTTTGTAAAGTTTATGTCTTTCAATTGTAATTTCATCCGTGTCAACATATTCTGTAATATCTACAACAGCCCCTTTTGTATACCAATCATCTAAAGGTTCTACTTGAAAGTTATCCACTGATGTAGCGTAACAAGTAAGATTAAACATTTTAAATATTCCACTAACAAAGTCACTAATCTTCATGTTAGGCGCATACACCGACGGGTCAATTGTAGCAGATGCAAATACTTTACTTAAACATCTAAATTGTGCTATTTTTAAACTTCCAAACACATTGCCCGCATTTATTTTTTCAAATTCAATTCTCATTCCTATAGATGAAACAGTACATGGAACTGATGCTCTAACTTTTAAACTTAAAGTATTTGAACCTGTTAATAATGTCCTTGGCATTATTTGTTGGCTTGTTGTTTTTAGTTCTTGAGTTTTATATAAATTTCCATTTAAATAAATGTCTAAATATATTTTTGCTGTTGCTACAGTCGGGGTGGTTGTACTTGCTAAAATTCTAACATTTGTAGTATCTGTTAAGTTTACAGTGTCTGTGGTTGTATTTATTCTGCTATCATCATTTTGAATTACATCATCAATAGTAAATTGAGATGTTTCTGTTAATGCTTCAAAAGTTTTAGTATTTTTTAACCATAAGAATAAATCTGTAAATAATTTTTGATTAAAGAAATTAGAATTAAATGTTACATTATATTTTGTTTCAATAGCATCAAAAATGCGAGCTACTTTTAAAGCAGGGAACAATTCATTGTACCTTACTGCTCCTGCACTTGTATTAATGTCTGTACTTGTTGCATCTCCATAACTCCATATCCTGTTTGATGAAATTAAAGGAAATTCTAAATCGTTTGAAACCGTGTTTATAATTCTACCTTGTACATTTGAACCGCTATAATTCATTCCGTACGAACTCAAATCTAAATCCTTTAGAGTGTCATCCCCAAACTTATCCTTTAAGCTCGTTAAATCTCCGTAAAACGTTATAGAATAGCTTTCAACTCTGCCTTTAACTACGTTGGAACTTTCAATTGATATTTTCCCACTCCTAAATGGTATCGTACCTATCTCTATAAATCCGTTGCGCTTAATGTTAGGATTGTCGTTTGCATTTACATCTGTTTGGTAAAAGTGTTCGAATAGTCTATTATTCCGTGGTGATGCAGGAATCGTAAACGACTGCGTAAAGTCAGTGTAAACCTTCGCAAGGTCTTGAACGTTTTGAATCGAACTATTAATCTGAATTTCTTCATCGTTAAACAACTCTAACTTTTCATAGTTGCCTGAATCTGCTATCACTTCTATGTATACGTCTACCTTCCTCATTATACAATGCTATTAATTAAATCATACGCAAATTCAAATTCCAAACTATAATTAATTTGTTTTGTATTTATAGACTTGTTTAGTTCAATTGATTTAGTTTTAAGAATAGCAGGCTTTTCATCTACTAACACTTTTTCACTTAGCATTAATTGTTTTAAATTGTCCTTAAAATCCTCCTCTACCCATCCACTATTGACCTTTATACTTTGCTTTCCGTTTTGGTTATACGTTGTTCTTTGACCCCCTGTTAAGCTATAATTGTACGGTTGCATTAAGTTGTAATCTTTATTCGTTACTTCGATATTATCATTTGACGCTTTGAAAAAGAACTCCCGTTGAAACGCTCCGTGTCTATTTATGAAGTCAACCTTAACAGGTGTATATAAACATTCTTCAATAGGGTAAAATGTCCATGTAGCTAAAACAACATTTGCTGCTGTTGTTATCTTAACAATCCAATAGTCTGTTACAAATGATAAATCATAAGCCTTTGGTATCCAATGAAATTTAGTTCCAGTTGATGAACTTGTATAGGTAGCCCCAGTTGAATCTGTCCATTTTACCTTGTGAGTAGAATCTAAATAAGCCATTATAAAACCTGGGTTTGCTCCACTATGATAGTAATAATTCTTTTGGTCTAACAAGTAATTGCCATCGTTATAATTAACACTATCCGCAAACTCTGAGTATCCATCCGTTGCAATGTAGTCGGTTGTATCTATTAAGGTCTCAGTAGCTACAACTGTTTTATATCTCTTTACTCTTACGTTTAAATTCTGAACACTCGTGTACGTATTTGATAAGGTTGTGATATTAGTATAAACCGTGTGATCAAAATATTCACGTATGTAAGGTGCAATGTCATAATATGTTGTTGGAGCATTCGATGCAGGAATTGCCTTGCTTAAGTTATATTGTGGTGTACCACTAAACGTTGTAGCACTAATAAATAGCTCTATTCGTGTACTAACTTGACTTGTTTCATTAATACTAATAATATACGGTGACCTTGCTCTTATCATTTCGGTTGTTTAATTGAGTAGTTAAAAATCTTTTCTAAATCTATTTTTAAGTCATTTACTAATTCTTGAGGTAAACGTTTATAAGCTGCTTCAAATGGTTTGGTAAAAAATAAAGTTGGTCGTATACCTTTCGCATAGATGGACCGTGTGATTAACCACGCAGTTGAATCGTAGCTCATGAACTTGCCTCGCTTATCTTTGAACTGAAATTTACGCGCCTTAACCCATCGTTGTATTCCCTCCGTTAATCCTCCTTTTTTACCTTTGCCACTTCCAAACTTATAAGGTGAGTTAGGCGCTCTTGAACTTGAACGTTTACCCTTAACCCCTTTGTCTTGATAGTTACCGTATTCCTCCATTTGAAAGTTAAGATAGTAACCTTTAGCGTAAACCTTCGCTTCACCTTTCAAAGAGTTGTATAACTTTCGTGATACATTCCTATCACCCTTCGTTAAATTAGTACGAGCTTGTTTAATTACCGAAGTTTTGAACTTATCTAAAGCAGCTTGTAAACCCGACTCTCTTAAATCTGCTAACATATTGTCATTTCGTTTGGTGCTAATATGTCAAAGGTCATTGTCCAACCTGCAACAGCATCGGTAAACCTATCAACAAAAGGCTCGCAACTTGCAGTGTCGTCTAACACTTCATAGCCTGCGTCGTTAATATCTCCACGTCGAACTCTCTCAAATATCCTGTTTAGTATGCTTAAAGTAGTGTTTAACACATCGTCCTCGTTGTCGTTACCCTTGTAAATATCCGTTACATCGTCTTTACTTATATCAACTATACTCATCATAACCAATGACACATTGTACACCGTTGTATTCCCTCTAAATGCTACATCGTTAAATATAATATGACACAATGGGTACATATCTTGCTTTGCATTGGTAATCTTATCAAGGCTGCCCTTCGTTACTCTATTCACTAAAGGGTCTGCAAGTATAGAGTCATGCAATAATGTAGATAGATTATAATAGTTTTTCATGTGATCGCTTTAATTGTTTAACCTCGATTCTGCTTTTTTGTTGTTCGAAGGTTAAAAATGTTAAGCACTGATGAAGCCCGAGCCCTGTAACTTCGTCAAATCTTCTAATGTCTCCCTGAGCGACGTGATAGATTGAGCTATACCATCCCCATTGTTTTGAGAATTGAACATTTTCGCTATATGGGTTTTGTTCTTCGTTTTCTCCAAAGAGGACAGCGTACTGCTTATTAATTCTATTCCTAAAGTCCAAAAAAAAACAGATGCAGGAAGTACAACGTCTAAGGGTGCGTATTTAAGAACCTCTGAGTAACTTAAATCCCCTCGGTAAGGTTCTATTTCATATTTACCTTTAACATCCTTTACAATTGGTCTATACATTACAGCAAGTGCTTTGTGTATGTTTTGAAAGTCACCTATGTTTGCCTCGATGTCGATATATTCCCCCCAACTTATTTCTTCTAAGTCTGGAATGAATCCAAACTCCACACCGTTCATTTTGAACCTATGTTTAAACTGTGTTTTCTCATTAAACAATTTGTCAAAGTGTTGCACCAACTCGATAACGGTCGATGCTTTCATCTTAACAACTTCCTTTAATTCAAGACCACAAAATATTTCAATCATCTTTTGAAACACAAACTCTTTATCGTCTGAGTTGTTCAAAGTAACCATGTACTTCTGATACCTATCTAAACTTATTTCGGACAGGTTGGAAGGAATATCAATTTCAATCTTCATAAATACTTTCTATTTCTACTTCATAACCTAACTTTTCAAGAATGCGCTTAAGTATTGTTTCAATGTCTTGACTATCGACTACTTGCTCTCCATTTACTTCTGTTATTGTACCGTAATCAAGACAACATCCATCACCACATGAATTGTTATAATGTTTAATTGTTATATCTACTTTCATTTTGCTATCATTACTTTAGCCCTTACACCCTTCCAATATTTCAATGACGCTTCAGCTTTCGCTACTTCATTGTCTATTGATTCAACACATTGGAATTTCCAATTGTCTCCGTATTCGTCCTTATAAGCATCTACAACCTTTGCGCTGCTCTCATTAATCATTTGTCTTAAACTTTTACCTGATTCCATATTTACCTTTGTTTGGGTTACTTAATTGATAACTAACTGCATACCTTAACGCATCTAACGCGTGGTTATATTTATCTATCGGTGTCTCAGACTTTTTTTCTAGCCAACAATAGTTATTTAATTCTTTTATCAAATCTACGGAATTTTCATCAATAATTAAGTCATAGTCTTGTAATAAACTTATTCCATATTTAACAGAATCTGCACCTTTGATTGTAGGTACAATGTTAAGCCCTTGTGACTTTAATTCGTTAATCAAACGTGGCTCTGCATTATCCGCTACTATTAAGTCACGTCCTGCAAATTGCCTATTTAGTTGTGCTAATTGTGATGTGGTTAACCCTGTTTGATAAATGTGTAATCTAACATAAATAATCTTGTTAGTTTTATCAATTGACGTTTCAACAAGTGTTGATGGGTCGTTACTAAATCCGTAATCTTGACCAAACACTGAACCATTATCTTTGTTGTATTCTCCAATCCTCCAGTTTGTAAAGATAACCCCTTCTGCTTTCTCCAACCATCCACCGAGTATTGTATGTTTATATTTATCGGGACGTCTTTCTTTTATCGTTTTTATTTGATTTAAGAAACTTTCAGATAGGTTTGATATATTATCCTTATACGTTGTATGAATGTAAGTTGTATCGCCTTTAACTGTATTGACTCCCGCATCTACTCCTCTACTCTCGAAAAACTTTTGATAGATGAAGTGTTCTTTGGTCGCGGGGTTTAGGATAAGTATTACCCTGTTTTGTTTTTCTTTATGTCGAATAGAGTAATCAATCTTATCAAATACATCTTCATCGGT